ACAAAATTCTATTTTTTGCCTTACCATTTTTAATATTTCTAATTGCTGGGTAAGTGGTATTCCGTAATGCATAAACAAAGCTATGATTTCATTTGCTTTTTTATTGCTGGAGGTTTTTGGGTTCATAATTAAAAATTTTCTTTGTTCAATTTACACAATTCCAATAGATCAATATCTTTTGCTATAATAGAATTTTCTAATAGCTTTTTAATTTCTATAATATCATTTTTAATATCTAAATAAATATTTTGCATTGATTTAATTACGTTGTAACCGTGTAATGCTGTTGCGTGGTTTTTATTTATTTCTTTTGATATTTCTGGAAAAGAATAATTTGTGCTAATTCTTGCCATATAATAATACATTTGACGTGCTTTTGCAATTAGCATAGTTCGTTCACGACCGTATATGTCTGAAACTTTAACATCATAATGTATTGAAACCGCTTTAATAATTTCGTATTTTAAATAATTCATATTAAATAATTTGAGTTTTGTTTAAAGTTATTTGTCTGTTAAAGAAATCGATTAAAACTAATTTCTTTGCTCTTAATTCTATTTTTGCTTTTGCACTATCGTTTAGGTTATTTTCTAAAATACTATCTAAAACACGTTGCATTTCTTTTCGCTTATTTTTATCTGGTTCTTTTTTATTTTTTAATTCCACTTCAATTTGCTCTTTTGCTTCATTTAGTTTGTTGTCAAAATACATTGATAGTTTTGGCGTTTCTACAGTAGGCATTTTTATAAGTCCACGTTCAATAAGTTCCTTGAAAATATGTGAAAATGGTTCGCTAATTTGTTTGGTGTTTACAAAATGCGTGTACTTTTCATTTATTGCATCGGTCATTATTTTAATTTTTTCGTCGTTTGTCAATTGCTTTTCTTGGTTGTCAGTTTTATTTGTAATATTAAATTCAATCTTTTTTTCGCTTTTCCAGTTTTGATACTTTTTAAAAACCTTTGCTATATAAGTTGAATTAAATAACTGAAAATGTTCTGTTTGCTCTTTAAATTGTCCGAAGCGTTCCATTTCAAACGCCTTAATCATTTCTTGAAAAGTAAATCCGCTCCAGTAACCGTCAAGCATATTAATAATATCTTGTTTTGTAAAGCTATCAACTGGGTTTTTAATTTGCATTAAAATTGAAGTTTGAGCAATCCAACCAGTAATAAGAAAAATAAAGTTTGGATCTGCTTTTAATTCTTTAATTTTTGGAAATTCATAGCTTTTTTGTAGAAAAGATTTTGCAGTTAGATTAATATCATTCTGCATATCGTTTCTTTTTTGCAAGTAGTAATTTTCCGAATTTGAAATTTGAATTTGATTTTCCATATTATTTTTGATTTTGTAGGCTCGGAACGTACAAGCCAGTTGTATCTAAATTTTGTTGAATGGTTTCCATAGTTTGCCTACCTGCGACAATCGGTTCACTTTCTTTTTTTGCGGAACTTTTTTCTTTTAAATATGGTAAAGTATTTTTAAGTTTTGTTTTCCAATTTACAATTTTTTTATCGTTTCCATCTTTCCAATCATTTTCAAACCAACTTTCATATTTTGCTTTTACAGAAAATTCATCAATTAATGGTTTTTGTTCTAAAGCATAAAATAAAAATTCAGAAAATTCAGGTATATTATTTAGTTTATTTTTATCTACTTTACTATACTCTTCTTTACTTTGTGTGTTTACGGATACTGTAGTTTTACTTTTAATAGGTTTACGTACCCCTAAACTGCATAAAAGTAGTAGTAAACCATCATAAGTTATACATTTATTATTTCTCTTACTATACGCATCTTGTATACTATCTATAAAATCTTGACACCATATTATATTATTTTCACTCCATAAAGTAGCATCAAATTTATTCAATTCTACAAGGTCTTTTATAATAGATAAAAGCGTTTCTTTGCTTACTTTACATTTAGCACTTAAAAACATTAATGTAGTATGTTTTGATAAATCTAAATAATGGTGGTTAGTTTTAGCTAATTCACGAAGTAATTTTATAAATGTAGCAAATCCATCGTTTCCGTATGTTTCCTCAATATAAAACATTTTATTTCCATCTTCACAATAAAAAGGAAAATAGTCTACGTTATTTCTTTCAGGTCGTGCCATAATTAAAAACTTTTTAAATTACCAATTTGTTTTTTTAATTCACGAACTAAACGAATTGATGTATTTCTATCTAAAGAAATACTTTGAACATTTAAATCATTTTCAATTTCTTTATCTGAAATTTCAATATAAATTTCATTAAAATCACTTGCAAAACATTGAAGTTGTTTTTCTGTTCCTCTTTCGTGAAAGATTAATTTTACGTTTGCCATAACTATAAAGGTTTAAAGATTACCTACAACTATTAAATTAATAAAAAGACAAAACCCCTAAAGAGCCATCACACATCTTTAAGGGTTTGTCTGTGCCAAAATTAATTAGCAATATTTTCCTTGTAAGTGATGGTTTACAACTGCAAATATACAAAAAAATTATTTACCTACAACAAAACTATGAAAATTTATTTGATAGGCACGGTAATTAAATCCTGTTTGTTTTTTAAGGCTATACCATTCATCTATAGTCATACGTTTAATCGCAACGCAAACGCCTTTTAAATCTAATTTAATAACTTCAATTTCAATCATTATTTTGTATTGCTCCAAAGTTCTAAATATAAGTCAATTGCGTTTTGTTTTTCAGTTTCTGGTAGGTTGTGTTGGCAATAGGTATAATGATTACCAAACTTGTTTATTTTTTTAAGTTTTTCAGTATCGATATTAAGGTTATAATCTAATTTCAAGTTACTTATTCGAGTTCTGAAACCAGACATCCAAGCGAAATCAAATATTGATACGCTACCTTGTAAAATTAAAGACAATAAAACTTCTTGCGTTGCTGTTTTTGGTTGTGGTAAACCGTTAAATAAATCATTCATATTGTGAAATTTTAAATTTTATATATTCCGATCCTTTCGGAACTACTTTTTTTGATATTGAAAGCGAATAAACATATCTATCATTTATATTATACTTCTTTTGTAGTATATCTAGAAATGGTTTGACAGGGTTATCTAAATCAGCTAATGTAGTACTGAAACCAAATTCTATTATAATGCTAAATTTGTCAAATTTAAACGTCTTTTTAGGTAGCATTAAGAGTAAATCACGTTCGTACTTTTTATATTCTTGAGTTTTAAAACGACGCCCTTGAAAGCATTCATTTACTGACAAGGGCTTTTTGTTTATTTTATACATTTACTTCAAATGTTTTAGCAATTTCAAGGCTTAAATTAGTTAAATATTCCCTACATTTTTCAATTTGTGAATACAAAGTTTTAATTAAGTTTTCATCTTTTTGAATAGTAAATATTTTAACACGCAAATTTTCTGGAATTTCTCTAAACTTTTCAAACCATTCTAATTTTACTGCAGGATTTTCTTCACAAAAATTCATTAACCCTTCATTTGTATAAATCATATTTGATACGATTTCAGTAACTAATTTAATGCTTTCCTGTCTAATATTACCATCGTTATCCATTATATTAAATTTCCAGTCTGCACGTCTTAATTCATCGTTAATCATTTTAAATGGTGTATCTACTAAACAATAAATTAATTCAGCTTCTGTAAGTCCGTTTAATTCCATATAACCATTCAATTGACAAATGTAATCGTTATTTTTAATTTCGGTATCGTAAAAGGGAAAAGTAGTATAATCCCAACTACTTTTTATATCACGAACTTTGCCTTTGCAATTGTCCGGAGTTCCGCAAATAAAATCATTTTTGAAAAACTCTTCATTTTTATAAAATGGAAAATTTGAAACCTTTGAATATAAGGTTAAAGATTGCTCTTCAACTTGTATTCCTTTGTCAAGATACTTGTTTTTTAAATCCGATTTTCTTTTAAATAAAACTTGTTTATGAATTTCATCTAAATAGTTTTTTGTAGTAGTAGACAAATCGTTTTTAGCTGTTTTTTTAGCTAATAATTCGCCAAGTGTTATAATTTGCTTTTCAGTTATTTTAGCTTCTTTGCTCTTTTCTAAAAGCCTTTCAAGTTCCGCCTCTTGGTTAGAAGTTAAGGTAGGCTTTACACCTACCATTAACTTACCTAAACTTGAGCAACGGAATAAATATTTTTCAAAGTTTAACGTTGAATTTTCCATGCGGCTAAAGTATTAGAATATTGTGTAACATTATTTTTATCTACGTAACTACGACCTCTTAAATTAAAAGATACTGTAATAACTTCATCAATAGCGTAAGGATCTATTAAATCGGTTTTATCTTGGTGCAATTCAAATTTTACTTGTTGCGGATATTGCTCTTGTGTTTCAATTGCTAAATCCCTTTTACTGAATTTGTCTGTTACTTGTTGTGTTTCTGCAACATAAATTAATTTTCCTGTTAATTCCATTTTTATTTATTTTCTTGGTTAATAATTAATTGATTTTCTATGTTTTCAAAATCTTTTTGTAATCTTGTGTAAACTTCTTCAGGAACACTATTTTTCAATTCCATAAAGTCGTCAAGCGTTTGCACCTTGTTTAAAAAGTCAATAGTCCTTTTATCTTCTTCGCTTGCGTTTAATTCGTTTAAATCAATTGCTTCATTATCTGCATATTTAAAACCTGCATCAGTAATAATTGCCTGATCGCTTTCTTGTGCTTTTTGCATTTCAATTGACAAAGGAGCAAACCCACTATTCAAATGTAATTTTACGACGGTTTTCTTTGCCATTTTTTCAAATTCATCTTTCCAGTTGCCAAATCCTTTTTTATACGTTTGTGAGTACTTTTTTGCGTGTTTTTCAATATCTGCTACACTTAAATAATAAGTACTTTCAAAACCATTTAATAGTTGAAAATAAGAAGCGTAACCTATAATGCTTTCACTTTGTTTATTTTTCCAGTCAAAATGGTACCCAATAAAACTATTATCTTCGATTAATTGACCCTCATAAACAGCTTTTACTTCAAGTGCCTTATACTGGTTTGAGTTAATTGCTAATTGTCTGAATCCTTTGTAACCTATTTGAAATTGTGCTTCTTTTTCGTATGGAATAATATAAGCAAACCCTAAATTATTGTTAATCGGTAAGCCTAATGAAGTTGCGGTTAAACAAGCATTAAAAATAGATGCTGGTTCGCAATTTTGCAATTGATTATTTGACTTAAACAAAGATAAAGCACTTGTAATAAATTGTGTTTTTCTTTCTCCTAAAACTTCTTCAATTCTTTGTTTGATTGCTGGACTTTCTAATAATTGTGAAAATCCTTTTTTTTGTGTTTGTGTTTGTACGTTACTCATAATTTTTTGTTTTAAATTGTTATTCTTCTACTTCTTCAAACTCTGTATGTTCTAAACATTCTGCACATAGTTCGTTAAAAATGTGGTGTCTACTTGCACCGCAGCAATCGCTATATTCGTTCATAATTATTTGTTAAATGTTTCGTTATAATGTTCTTCATACACTTCATTTGGTAATGTAGTATCTAAAAATGTTTTATAAGCATCAATAATCTGTTGCTTTTCCATTTCTTTGGCTTGTTCTAAATATGGAGTATGAAATTCATTCCATAACATTTGCTCTGCCAACCATTCTACTGCTGTTTGTTTCATATCTTATTTGTTTTTAAATTAGTCCCTAAAATTCCAGCTATTGCAATAAATGCAATAAGTGCAAATTGATATTTTTCTGTAGGGTCTGTGCTTTGTATTTCGCCTACTATTGCAGATACTAAAGCGGTTAATAAAATGATGTTAATTCCTGTTTTCATAAATTTATTTGTTTAATTGCTGATTTGGTTAATATATAATCAAAACTATCTTTCAATAAATGTTCAATTGTTTGATTATTTAAATCTTCTTTAGAAAATAATAGGAATCCTTCATAATATTCAAACAAAACTTCATCTTTTGCTTGTTGGTATTTTTTGGTATATAATTCTACACCTCCAATACTATCAATTGGTTCTTCTAAAAAATTACCATCTTCATCACAAGGCACAAACATTTCAAGTTTTAGTGGTTGTTTTAAGAAGTTAGCGTAATTGACTATTTTACAATATTGGTCGTAAGCATCTGGAGCATTTTTTAATTTTTTGTTTTGCTCTAAAACAAAATCGGTCATTGATATAAGTTTAGCTTTCATATTGTTCTTTTAAGATTTTAAAAAATTGGTTTAAGAGTTCTTTTTCTGATGGTGTCAGTTCGGCAAATGTTTTGCCGTTGACTGTCCATTTTCCTTTAATTGGTTTAATTATCATTATAATTCCATTTCTAAAAGGTTAATTTTCTTTTCTAACATACTCATATAATCTTCAATTTTAATAAAAGCCAAACCTATTTCTGTTTGTGCCATTACTTCGGTGTCTACTGCTTCACTACAATAAAGCTCGTGCATTTCTGCTCTTTGTTCTTCAATTTTTTTGTTTAAGTCTTTCATAATTATTTTGTTTTAAATATTAATACTGCAAATGTAAACAAAAGTTTTTTAATAAAAAAATAAATTATTGCTTTTTTTTAAATATTTTATTTCGTATCTTTGTAAAATATTAATTTAAACATTTAAAAATTATGAAAGCAAATGAATTAAGAATTGGTAATTTAGTTTTATTACATTGTAAAAACGAAAAAGATGAAATAGCCAAACTATTAACTATTGATGAAATAGATGGGTGTTATTATAATAGAGCATCAAATAAAATGTATATAAATAAAAAATATGACCAAGTAAAAAATGGTTGGTGTAAATTTAATATTATACAACCAATCCCACTAACAGAAAAATGGTTGTTAAAGTTTGGATACACAGAAGAAGATTTTGAAACAGGTAAAATTATTATAGTTACAGAAAATAATAAATTAATAGGTTTTATAATTAATAAGTATTCATATAGTCCAATTATTAAATATGTACACCAACTTCAAAACCTATACTTTGCATTAACTGGAATTGAATTAACTTTAAACAAATAACCTATGAATTTAGAACAGATTAAAAACGACATTAACGTAGTGATTGAAGCTATTTATAACAACGATAAAGAAGATGCTATTACTATGTTAGTAGAAATGCAAAACGAACTTATTATTTTAAACGAATTATACAATTAATTATGGAATGTGAAAATGAAAAATGCACAAGAATTGCAACAATTAAAAATCAAGAATATCATCCTGATAAATGGTTATGTACTTTTCACGCAAACAAATTAAAAATTGAAGGCAGACAAAAAAGAAAACAATTTAAAAAATAACATTATGGATATTAAAAAAGAAAAACAAAAGATTGAAAAAGCGTTGCGAGTTATTGAGCTTATTGAAACGTGTAATAAAGAAATAAAACATCATAACCATTATATGGTTGAATATAGAACATTAAAATTCTATTACGAAAAACGCATTACAATTATGCAAGGCGTAAAAGCACGTTTAGAAAATTATTATAAAAATTTAATAAAATAGATATGAGTACATTAAAAGAAAAGTTTGAAACAAAAGCAAGTATTGATACTACTAATGAAGCTAAAGTATTTGCAAAAGAATGCGAAAAAATAGCAGATGATTACGCTATTGAGTTTTTACTATTTGAGCAAAAAGCATTTAGCGGAAAAATTATGAATTATGAATACGCTAAAGCTATGTTAGAAACATTTAAAAAAGAAAAAGGATTATGAATTTATTTAAAAGAAAACAAAAACTTGAGCATAGTGATTTAATTAATTTGATAAAATTTTCGGATGAACTTATTGAAAATGTAAAAGATGCATATCCTTTAAATGGTAATGATTTTTCAAACAACATCAATCAAGCGGTAATGTATGCAAGGATTAATCAAATCAATATTTATAAAAATTGTTTTGAAAAACTTATAGAAGAATATTTTAAAAGAGAAACGCCTCTTTATTGGCAATTAAAACAAGCATACAAACAATTAAAAATAACAAAATAAAATATGAAAACAACACTCGAAAACCTAATAGCCGATACTTCCACAAGTTTACATAATTTCTCCGATATGGTAGGCGAAAGCAGCCAAGCATTAAGAAGCCAATTAAAAAGTAAAAACCATTTGCAATTCGCTTATAAATACGCTGTTAAACTTAATTTAAGTAGGATATACGGAATTGAAAATGGTTGTAACGTTGAAGTAACAATTAAAAAAATTAACCAATAAATAAATAAAAATGAAATACTATAAAATAGGGTCTTACGGAGCTTTAATAAAAGAAGTTGAAGTAACAAAAGAAACAACAAAATGCGTTTACCTTAAAAACGAATTTAATGGAAAAGAAGAAAGAGTTATGAAATCTGGAAGTTATTCAAATTATTTTAAAACTTATTTAGAAGCTAAAGAATTTTTAGAAAATAAAAAGAAATCTGAAATACAACAATTAGAAAAACAATTAGAATACAAAAAAATAGAATTAGAAAAAATTTATAATTTATAGACTAAAACAACTTTTTAGAATAACCTAAATAAATTCTTTTTTCTGTATCAAAGGCGGCTTTAATTATGTCGCCTTTTTTATTCATTAAACCCAATTCAGCAGAAAATAAAGGCTTATCTAATTGCAAAGTATTTGCCACGTTTACACCTAAATAGATATGATTTCTTGTTTTAGGTGAATCTACTTCTGTAGTACGTGGCTTTATGATATAATTAAAACGCATTTCTTTTACGTTTCCAGCAACATTCCCACTTACATAAGCATTTATATAACTATCCTCAAATTGTTGCTTAAATTCGTTTATTTCGATTGCTTTTGCATACGCTTGTATTTGTGCTAAACTATCCATTTGCTGAAATTCTAATTGCATACGATTATTTTCTTCGAATAATTTGTCAATTTGTGAAACATAAAAACCTACTCCTGAAGTATCACGTACTTTTTTAGTTATTGGTACGTGTACTATATTTGTTTTGATAATCGTTTCGCCTTTTACTTCTTTTGTAATTACTTTTATTTTCTCGGCAAATTTTGGATCTGCATTGCAACCACGAAAAAATAAAACGATTATTAAAAATACCCAACCTAACCAAGTTAAATAATTTATTCTTTTATTATTTGCTTCCATATTTAAATTCTGTCTGTATTTATTATAACTTCTCTTTCTAAATGTTTTATAGCAGTATCTATATCTTTAAAAGTATAAACTTTATCTAATCCAGCCCAAGTTATGTAAGGTTTTAAAACAGCTTTGCGTGTAAAAAAGCTATACTTTTCTACGTAAAAAACTTGAAATCCCCCCTTTACTTGTTTTATTCTAAATTCTGGTACCATAAAATTTTTATTTAATTAATATTTTATGTAAAATTACAAAAATTTGTTTATATTTGTTGCTTCATAATAAAATTGTTTTAAATGGTATGCGAAATTAATTTTTTATGCACCATTTTTTTATTTAAAAAAGTTTTATTATATTTGCATCAGCTGTAAGTAATTAGGAAATATTTATAGCAGGATTTGGGAATATAAATAGAATAGGCTATAACCTATGTAAAAAAAAAGCCACTATTAATTTAGTGGCTTTTTTTGTTTTAATAAGAAGATTCGAACTCCTATCTTTTAGTTCGTAGCTAAATGTTTTATCCAATTAAACTATATCAAAATTTGTACCGAAAGTGGGACTTGAACCCACAAAGCTAATAGTTTCTAAAACTACTTACTATACCATTCGTTATTAAGCCATTTCGGTAATTGGGTGTTATATCGGATTCGAACCGATATAATTAGTTTCACAGACTAACTGCCTTAACCATTAAGTACAATAACACCATATTAGTTGATTTATTAGGACTCGAACCTAAACTACAAAAGTCAAAGTTTTGTATGCTAACCAATTACATTATAAATCAATATTTGTCGAGTGTGGAGGGTTCGAACCTCAACCTCGTGCTTCCAAAGCACGGATGCACGCCATTACAACACACACTCGAATTTAAATAAAAAAACCACCTAAATTAATAAGTGGTTTTGATTTTAATATATTTTAAACTATATTATACACCAATACCACCCATAAAAATAGGTTGCGGAAGATGTTGAATATTGTTTTTTGTTGTTTTCATACTGCAATATTACGAATAATATTTTATATACGCAAATTTTTTTTATTTTTTTTTATATCTTCGGATAAACAATTCCGTTTTCAGTAATTGTAATTCCTTTATCTACTCTCGCTTTTAATGTTTTCCAATCAAAACCGAAATCCATTTGAAAATGCGGAGTATCTTTAAATGTTTTAAAATTACCACCCCACTCCCAACCTTTGTTAGTGAAGTAATCAACTACTTTTTTAAAGTTTATATCGTTCTCCCAACTTGCACTTTCAAAAGTTCCGTTATTATCTTTATCGTAAAGTAATACTACATCAAACGCCAAACCGTAATTATGTATCGATTGCCAACCTTTTGCGTTAGTTACTTTTGGCTTTTGCTTATAAAGTGCATCTTGTTCTTCAGGACTTCTATAAACGTGTGAAAATCTTAATCTACAATTTTTAGGCAATCGTTTATTAATTTCTTGGTATTGTGTTAAAAGTAATTCCTTTATTCTTGGGTGTGATTTACCAATTCTTTCAATAGTTATTTTATCCATTACTTTGTAAGTTTATCAAATTCTGCTCTCAACTTATTATACTTGTTTTCCCACACTCGAAGTTCTTTTCTTAACTCGCTATTTTCTTGACGTAGTTGTATAACTTCATTTTTAACGTGTCCCATTTCATCTTTTAATTCTCTGTAGCGTTCCTCTATATCTTTTACAAAATTATTGTAAACGGTCTGCATAGAAAGTACTGCATCACTATTAGCTTTTTTCTCTTGTATTGTTTGCATTTTACGCCCCGTAAGAAACGCAATAGCCGAACCAATTATCCCCATAATGATTTGCCAGTTTTCTATTAATATTTGTTTAACCATTTTTTAATAAATTTTGTGTTTTTGATATATTGGAGCATTGTAAAAATAATTATAAAATAGATATCGTGTAATGTGTACCCTGTTTCATCTTTGAACAAAAGTACATAAATATCGTTAAATATTATAGCACAAAATAACTTTTCAATAAAATTATCTTTTTTAATATATTCAAATGATAATAATAAGCATATAGATAATAAAGCAAATTTAAGTTTAAACCAATTATAATTATCATTTAAATAGAATTTTTTAGTAGGTACGTCTGTTCTAATTGGATTAGTATTATCAAAAGTATTATCATCAGGATTAAATTCCCTCGCCATCATATTAACCTTTTTACTAACACTCGGTAAATATAAAGCTAATAATAAACCTGTTAATTTTATCCAAGCTATTGCCGTGTCGCTTAAACCGATATCAGATAAAAGTTGCATTTGAGTATCTGCAAGTGCTGTAATACCTATAATTATAGGTAAATACTTAATAAGTAGTTGTTTCATTTGTGTTGTTGTTTGGGTTAATTTGATTATATTCGTTTGTGTTAAATCCTAAAAATGCGTGTTTTACGTTTGTTGGTGTTACCCTTGCAGTTCCAAAATCAATAGCTTCGTTTACCATAACGTCAAAATGATAACCATCTGCGTAAGTTGGTGCTGTAGTTTCGTTTCCGTAATCTAAAATAAGTACGCCTAATTCTACAACAGCTTGCGTTATAGACGTGTTATTTTCGTTTGTATCAATTACACCCTTTGCAATTAAATCAGTAATTGCAGTTGCTATATTGCTATATTTAAGTTTATAAATATACATCATTTCATTACTACGTTTTTAATTCGACCTTGCGACATTGTGTAAGTACTTGGTATTGTTGTTATAACATTTGTAGTATCATCTGAAAACGTTTCAGTAATTTCAGTTAAACCCGTTGTAGGTGTTAAAGTAATTACATCTGCATTACGTGTTACAGTAGCAGTAGTTGTTTTTATGTATGAAGTACTATTCGAGCCTGGTTCTAATTGTGAACCCCAAACACAAACTCCGCTTGTACCATTTCCTGTATAATTAGAAGTATTTGAACTATTTACTAAATCTAAAAATATTTGAGTTGTAGCACCACCTGTAAAAGTCCACGTTGCAGAACATTTATACCAACCATTTGCGTAGGCTTCAATCTTACCGTTTTTAGCTGGTGCAGTAGTTGTAAAAGTTCCTGTTGTTAAATCAAATTGAATGTTTCCCCCAATACTAAATGATTCAGTTAATCTTATTTTAGTTCTACCATCAGGCTTTACAAAAACAGAATAAGTATAATCTCCACTTGTTGATTGCGTTGCTATAATAACGCAAGAATGTAAACCTGTTGAAGTGTTTTCTACTAATTTATCAGCAGTTGTTGTTCCGTCAGGTGCGACTGCTACATTAGTAGAAATTGTACTACCTACTTTAATATAAACAGCATTGCTAAAATCTTCGCTTTGTAATGATAAATTAGTACGTTGTGGCTCAACTAATATACTCGGACAACCGCCACCGCTATAATCAACTCTTGATACATTTGCTCCTACTGTTTCAATTATTCCGTTAGCGTTTACCCTTGTAGCACTTGTAGCACGTGTAACGGTTAAATCCGCACCTTTTACAGCGTATAGTTTACCTGCTTTAAAAGCATTGGGCGTAATAATTATTGAAGCATCATTAAATAAACTCATTATAAACTATCTGTATGTGGAATTAGCAAACTTGCTTTTTTAACTCCGTTATTAATAATTGTTAAATCCTCTGTTACTCCTGTTAAATCCGTTGCAGGAATATCATTTATAGCTTCTAAAACTTCGTCTTTTGCAGTTGTTACATCTGTTGCAGTTGCAATTCCTGTTAAGTCTGTGTTTTCTAAAGTATCTGTTTTAGCTTTGATTGCATCTAATTTAGTTTGAGCAGTTGCATCATCGTAATTAGTTAAAGTATCTACTTTTGTTTTCACATCTTGTACGCTTGTTTCTTTGGCTAATATAGTACTATTTTCAATATCTGACAAACTTGGTTTACTATCTACTTTTGAAGTAAGCGTTGTATCATCGTAATTTTCTAAAGTCAATACCTTTGTTTTAATATCTTGACTTGTAGCCTCTTTTGCTAAAATAGTACTTGCTTCAATTTCTGCTAACGTTGCACCTGCTGCTCCAGCACTTGTTAAAGTACGTGTAGTATATTCCCAAACATCTTGAGCAGTTGCTGGATCAATATAATCAGCATCTGCCAAACGTGTTGAAACTTTTGCGTCAAGGTTAGTATCTACTTTTAAAGTAAGCTCGTCTAATTTGTCAATAGTTGCTAATAATTGCGGTGCATCTGAAGCTAATTGAATTTCATTTCCTTTATAAAGAGGTGCAGAATATTTACCTTTTGTAATTACTTCCCACTCTGTTTGCCCATCCCCTACATTTGGAATATTTGCATCCGAACGAATAGATGGCGAATAAACAAAATAGTTATAATCAGCATCAAACAAAAATCTATAAGTACGTTCCGAAATACTTTCAACAAAATTACTTACATCTGTTCTTGTATCAGGAATAGTACCTACTGGAAAATCAGTTGTATTAATATTAAATTTGTAAATACTAAACGGACTTGCACCCCCTAAAATTTCAATTTGACTATCTCCGTTTGCATCTTCAATCAATACGTTTATGATTTCAGTATCAGTTGGTGTAATAGTTTTAGGCGGTGTAGCTTTCATAGCGTTGTACTTTGTGCTTTCATTAATTACAATAGATTTGTAAGTAATTGTACCACTTGCAACGCCAACAATTGCTGAAGCATCATCTTTTATTTTTACGTTGTAATTTCCAAAATCTAAATACAAACCATCACGTGTACAAAGTTGCCCTAATTTAATACCTGTTTCAGTAAGTCTAAAAATAGCAGTAGCATCGTAAAGTTGCGAAGTAGTTGATAAAGTAGTGTAAGCACTTGC